TCGTAGTCATCCAATGAATGCCGCCAGATGAAGCGCATTATGCCACCTCCTGATCATTTTTATACATCATTAAATATTCATCATAAAACATCCAATGATAACCTGCACCAGTCTTTGTTTTACCTCTACAACAATTACCAATGGAATTCTCAGAACAACCAATATATTTACTAGCAGCTAAGATTGAATCAAAAATTTTACCAGTATCTACACAAATAACTTTTTTAGCTAATTTAGACTTTCTTCCTTTATTTGCCTTTCCTATTTTTTTCTTTGTTTTATCAGACCTATGTGTTCCATAAAAAGGGCTATCTTTTCCAGAAAATTTTCCTTTGCGATTTTCACTCATCTTTATTTTTGTAGCATCAGAATGATGCTTACCTAACCAATATTTAGAGGGATTTTTTAATTGTGTCTCACTCATTTTTTTCTTAGATTCTTCAGAATGATGTTTCCCATACATAGGATGCTTTTCACCAGCAAATTGACCTTTATGAACCTCACTTAATTTTTCTTTAAATTCTTCTGAATATTTTTTATTTTTATTTCCACCACTATATATGTTATAACCACATGATGAATCCGTAGCTTTAAATATTTTAATTAAGAATTTTTCTATAAAATCTAATAAGCATTTAGGACATAAATAAACATATTTAATAAAATTATCCCACCCATGTTTTCTAATAGCCCTACTTATTATTTGTGAACTTTTTGATTTTTTGTGGCTTGAAAATCTTTTTATAATATTTGTTGTTTGTCCAACATAAAGTTTATTATTTACTTTATTTTTAAGTATGTAAATATAAGCCATATTACCTTTTACTAATCCCTCTGTTCTTATTCACAATTATGTTCCCTCTAGCACTCTGTTGATTTATATAAGCCTTAAACTGCTGACCATCTATACTAAGTACCATAGGACCATTAATAGAATTATTTATATTAGGTGAAAAGGTGTTATTAATCGGTTGTTGCATGTTAGCTGTTATACGATTTGCTAGTCTACTCATAAAATCATCCCTATCAGGTAACATGAATTCTCCTGTTCCTGCTTCGGCAACTCTAGCAAGCATACCACCAGGAGTAGAAGGCACAAATCCACCTGTTGCAAACTCTGGTATGGCTTGTGCGGCAATAATAGCAGTTTGTGCAGCACCCATAACACCAGCTAAAATACTCAATGGAACATCTGGTAAAGCTTTTGCTACAGCCACAGCAGTACTAATAATAGAATTTGTTATACTCCAAGCTTTTTCTGCTTCAGCTGCCTTTTTCTTTTCCACACGCTTTTTTTCTTCATACTCACTATCTAAAGCTTCTAGTGCAGATTTCTTTTCTTTCTCATCAGTAATCGTCTTTTCAATATTTTCTTTTTGACGATTGTACTCATCATTTAATTCTGTCATTCTATTATTTGATAAAGTACTGGATAATCCAGATAAAACATTAAAACCTTGACTTACATAATCAATAGTACTTGTTATAGTATCTTTTAAATCAGCAAAAGCTTTTGTCTCTGCATCTATATTTTCTAAAATTTCTGAAGTTTGTGTACCAAGAATATCATTAACACCCAAAAGCAAACCTTTTTCTTCAACTGTCTTACCAAGTATATCAAGTTCTAACTGTTGTCTATCTATTAAATATGTTTGTAAATCAGTTTGTGTTTTTGCATTAGTAATAGTCTTTTCTTCTATTGGTCCAACCTTACTCTGTTGTTCAATTAATTTTTCACGAACAGCCTGAAGTTTTTTTAATTCTTCTTGTAATCTAAAAACTTCTTGACGTTGTTTTGCTAATGGATCTATATTATTTTTTCCAGTAAAGTCTAAATTTTGAAAATTAAAAGCTTCTTGTCCAAGACCATTCTTTTTTAAATTATTTATATTAGCTTGAAGATTAGAAATTTGTTTATCTACTTCAGCAATATTGTTTTTAAGAATAATAGGACTTGTTTCAAACACTAAAAATGAATCTTTGAATTGATCAATAGATTGCTTAGATTCATTCATTACCTTAATGAAACCTTGCTGAATAGCAATAGTTTCATCAGTATTCTTTTTATATTTTGCCATTTCAAGGGCTGTGAATCCTATCGCAGCAGCTACTACTAAAATAGGACCACCAACAGCACCAAGAGCTGCAAAAGATGTTCCTACTGTGGTTACAACTGATATAAGTTTACTTCCTATACTAATTACTGGGCCTATAGCTGCCACTAAAGCAGCAACCGTAATAATAGTTTTTTTAGTACCATCATCAAGCTTATTAAATTCTTCTATAACATCTGTAGCAACTTTTATTAAATCTTTAACAGTTGGGATTAAAGCAGTTCCAAACTCATTTAATAATGCACTAAAATTATCTTTTAATGTGGATAATTGACCATTTAAAGTTTTAGATGCATTCTCACTTGCTTTGAAAAATTTACCTCCTTCTGAGGTTGCTATTTTAAAAGCATCCGCTACTTGTTCAAAACTAATAGCACCATTAGACATATCATTTTTTAAATCACTTATTGATCGTCCTGTTTTTTCTGATATAACTTGTAGTGGATTAAACCCGGCATTAATTAATTGTAATAAGTCTTGCCCCATTAATTTACCAGAGGCTTTAATTTGTGCAAAAGCTAAACTTAATTGCGAAAATCTATTTGAATCACCTAATGCAACATCACCTAGCATACGCATAAAGGGCAATAGATTTTCTGTTTCCACACCAAATGCTTTTAAAGTAGTTGTACTTTTTACTAAATCCTTTAATTCAAAGGGAGTCGCCGCTGCTTCTTTACGTAAAGTTTCAAATAATTCATTTCCTTTTTCAACACTGCCTAAAAGTGTTCCTAAAGCGATTCTTTGTTGCTCAAAATCACCGGCAACTTTGACTGCTGCTGTTCCCAACGCTAATATTGGCAAAGTAACAAACTTTGTTAAATCACCGCCTATTTTTTGAGTTTGCCCAATAGCTTCCTTCAGCTTAAGATTTTTTTCTAAATCTGTTTTTTTAGCAGCTTCTTCTAATTTTTTAAATTCTGCATCAGCTTTCTCAAGCTCTTTGTAAAAATTATTTAATGTTACTTTAGACTTATCAACACTTGAATCAAATAAAGCCGTATCGCCAACGATACGAATTATCATTTCACCTAATGAAGCTTGAGCCATTTTTAATTTTCCTATTTTTAAATTACATTAATAAATAATAACTTTATTAAATTAAAGACCTTCTATATCATTACCAAATTGTTTTTTTAAAAACTTATTCCTTTCTGCTAACTCTTCTGGTGTATATAAGTCTGCTGCAATCTCATCAAAAGACTGTACAATGTCGTCTTGCGATTCTTTAAACTGAAAACCACGTCTTTCTAAATCTATTCTTCTTCCAGTTGTCAAATAGTAAATAAATAAAGAATAATCTAAATTCCACAAAACATAATCACGGGTCCACCCATAAAGTAAACAAAGCTCAACTATTGCTCGTTCCCATCGAATGTTTCTTTTTTTTTATCCTCTGTGATATTTTGTGTTATATTATTTTCTTGCTGTTTGTCTTCTGCTATATTACCAGTAATAGCATTCATTATCTTTCTAAAGATAAAACCTAATTTTTCAACAGGCAAATTTTTTAATAAATAATCTTCATTTAATTCTTTACTTATAAATGTTGTGAATACTGCTACTGTTCTTGCTAAAAGTACTGTGTTTTCCTGAGCTACAGCATTGTTATTTTTAATAACATCTTTTCCATTATCATTAAAATGCTTACGCCATTCTTCATATGCTTGTGTTAATGGTATAGCCACCCCACAAGGTATAAAACTAATATCCATTTCAACACCCCCTAAGATAATAATCTCAGGGGGATTTTGTTTTTCATCTAAATTATGTATAATAGGTTTGTTATTATTCATATGTCCTTTGCTATGCGATAGCACCTTCATCTTGGATGTAGAAGAGTTGATCGCCCTCACTTCGAGTAGTATCTAATACTGCTTCAATAGAAATAGGTATTTCTAATACGGGATCACTTTCATTAGCAGATTTAAAAGCTAAATTTAATCCTGCATTCATAGTACCACTATAGATTACAATATAGCGATACTTAGCAACACCACCAATAATTTCTTTATTAGTCAATCTAAACCAATTACCAGTAATTGTAGATTTGCCACCAGTAGTTAGTTTTCTAGCTGCAATAGCACCGTAAGTATACGTAACACGTAATGTTTCCGTATCTTTAGCATCCCCACCATAGTTAGTAGATAATACCATAATGCCACGCTTATTATTTACATCTAATGTTGGTGTGAAATCCTTGCCAGAAGTAGTTAAATCTGTCGTACTTCCACTTTTCCACGTTTTAGCAGCTGTAATTGCTGGAAGTGTAGTAGAATCTCCCTGCATACTTAAAAGTAAATTTTGGTTATATGCCCAAGCTGAGGCTGCCCATGAATCAGTACGTGTTGTGGCAACAGCTGAGGTCACACTAAGTACATCTATTCCACCACGGATAGAATTTAAATTAGGTAAATACAATTCCAATGAATTAAATGTCAATGTGGCTTTATGCTCTGATAGATATGTTATTGGATCGGGAGAGTTGTCCGATTGAATTTTTGTGATAGTAGAATTTTCTTGAAAATTTACACCTCTAGCAATTCCCAAATTTGTCCATGAAATTCCATCAGATGAAAACTCAATCTTACAAGAACCCTTTATAATGCTATTACTATTAGCAGCTCCCGTATTGGGGTACGTGGCCATAATTAAAATCTCCTATTATTTTTAAATTAATTAAACTCGTTGATATGTAAAAAATAAATCAACAGGTATATGAAAAATATTATTTTCTTCTACGATAACTCTTGAATTATCATAGTAGCAATTTTGTACATCAAAATTATTTAATGTACCTTGGTAATTATTAAATGCAGCATGCACATGAAAAGCTAAAGTCATACAAGTAGCTAAATCATTTGCCCTACACGATATTTGATATCTATCTCTACAAGTATTTGTTTCTAAATTTGGTGAAGAAACAAGAAAATAATTAATTGCTGGTAATGTAGGTGTTGCTTCTGGTATTATTCCATAATAAATTCTTGTATTTGTAATGGCAGTAATAGGCGCATAATTTAATATGCGATAGCCGATGGCTTGATAGATTTCGGTAGCAGACATTATGCAACTCCTTGATTATCTTTTTGTTGCTTAAGATAATCTTCATAATACATCCAATGTAATTTTCCAGCTCTTTTACGTCTTCCTTTACAAACCTCTGTTATTTTACCTCTATTAATATTATATTTTATATTAGCATACTTTATACAATTAAAAACTTCACCAGTTTCTATACAAATTACTTTTCGTGCACGTGGATTTTTTTCATCACCATATTTACCAATACGAGATAATGAAATTTTTTGTCTTTCTTCTAAAGAACACTTTCTTCCAAAAACTGGGCTTTCTTTTCCACGATATCTCCCCATTAACGTTTTTGATATCTTTCCATATGTCTATGCTTCTGATAATTACCGCCATCATCAATATTATATCCATTAGGAGACAGTGTATTTAAATTTTTTATCAAAGCTATTTCAAAACAATCAAGTAGATCTTCTGGAACTTGAAAAACATATTTTTCAAAGCTATCCCAATTATATTTTTTTATTGCTAAATGTAAGACGACTCCTTTATTTGAATTTTTATGTTCTCTAAAGCGAGTTTTTATATCAATTGTCTGTCCAACATACATCTTACCATTAACTTTGTTTTTCAGTACATATATCCAAGCCAATAGAAACTCCTTTAAGTTTTAAGGTAATCAGCAAAAATTGTTTTACCGTTCTGTTTTATCAAAGCTAAAGTCTTACCACTTATTATGTCGAAAGCCGGGCGCATGTACGGTTGAGCTTGCATTTTCCAGGTTCCATATTCTTGATATTCCGCATAACGCACATTAGTTCCTACATATGCAATACCCTCTTCTTTGGGGGCATCAATTTTATCTTCTTCTTTTATTTTATCTGAGTCATCATTGAAATTAGTTTGATCTTTTGTTTTAAGTAGAATAGAACCGCGCAATCTTCCAAAATCTACAGGACATAAAGCAACC